AACTGATGAAACGATAGTTGTTAATTTACCAGGAACATGGAAAATTCCAGGACAGAATTGGGTATCACTTGGAAATTCAGATGTAAATCCAGATTTGAATGTAGATCCTAATTTATCTGATAGTAAATGGGTTGGAAATGCTATTGAAATAGAAGGTCAACAAATATGGGAATGGTCTTCAATAGGTAATATTGGTAATTATATATGGAATTATCCAGATCCATCTTTAAGAACTGATGCAGTTTGGCCAGAGAATTGGTCTAATGGATTTCAGAATTTTAATTTTAATGATGAAGGTCAGAGATTCTGGCATACGGGCTGGATAGGACATCACGCTAAGTTTGTTCCAAGTGATGGACAGGACGGTGAAACTGCTATGAAATTTATTGATCAAAATTCTCTGTTTGATTCATCTAATCATAACCTTTATCCAGATTTAAAACCTTATAAAACAGGTAATTCAGTTGACGATGATCAAACTTTGAAACATCGACCAATGAAGCTTTCACAGAAATTACCACATACTATGGCAGCACAAGGAGTAGAAGTTGGTGATCAACTTACAATTTCATGGAGACAAAAATCAGATAGTATAGGGAAAGGTGCAAGGATTGGGATTCGTCATTATGATAGTGATGGAAATGCAACATTTGGAGATGAAACAACTAACGAATATACTAATATAGAAAATACTCAAAAAGATCGAGAATGGTTAAGATATATTCCAACTACTGCATTCCAATGGCAGGATGTTAGTTATTCGGTTGTTGTTGATGAAAATTTTGATTTAACTCAACCTATATGGTTATGTGTTTATGGTCATTATGGTCCCGAGGGAATGTTATGGGTAGAAAATATAGAAATTAAAATAACTGTTGATACCCAAGTAATAACTGTAAATCCTGTTTTTGAAGATTTTGTAGCAGAAATTGGTACTTGGATTGATAAAAATACTATAACAATAAAAGATGGTTATAATAGTGTTGCAGAAGAATTAGGACATATTTCAACTAATAATGCTAATGTTAGATCTTGGAATACATTCACCGATTTTTCTGTAGAATATACTTCATCTGTTTTTACCTCAGAACCCATACGGGGATCATTAAGGGCAGAAATTGCAAGTATAGGAGGTGATAATATAATAAATCTTGTAAATTCTTTTGAAGAACATGCAATTGAAGCTGGTCATGATTTGATAAATTATCCACTTGATGATTTACAATCTGGGGAAGGACTTTTCACTTTTGCAAGTTGGTTTATTCAATATCCAATAGAAAGTGCTGAAGATTTAAGTAAATTAATTAGATTAGGAAGGGGCGAGTATAGTGTAATAACCAATTTTAAACCAGATGTTGTAACTTACCCTGAGTATCCAAATTCAGTAGTTTATAAATTATATGAACCATTACCAGGCCACATCGACCCTGGAGGTGTTACTATAGTTAAAGAAATGATTCCACCACTAGAAAATATCGTTCAAATGTTTCCATTTTCAGAAGAGTTTATTAGTGGTACGGTTCTTAGAACTCCAGAACCTTTTGTACTTAATAGTCCAATAGGACCAGGACAAACAGAATTTAGAAATTATGATCAAATAACATCTACTAATTCAGATATTCGGAAAAAAATTGCAGATAAGATTATGAGCGGTAGTTTTTCTGCTGATATTAATGCAGATTTCTCTCAGTTTTCAGAATTTATACATTTCAGTTCTGCAGAGAAAAGAGTTAAAAACTTTAAATATAAATTAGATTTAATAGAACAATATACAGATAGAAGTGCATCTTTAGCGGGTGCCGGAAGTGGTTCAGTTGGAGTAGTACCTATAATGGCCGACCCGGCAGCTGGTGCATATTTAAGTGTTTCTGGTTCTGAATCCCCACATCCATCATTTACTCCAGTAAGTGGTTCATTAACACAAATTCAATCATGGGAAAAGAAACGCCGAGATGTTATTAATAACTTTGATAAACTTGAAACGTTTATGTTTGAACAAAGTTCTTCATATTCAAGTGAATCTATTGGAGTGTTTCATGATAATTCCTGGCCAAAACGACAAGGTGGGGCTGGTAAATTTTCAGATCCATATGTACTTTATAGAACTTCACAATCATTAGCAACTGATTGGTATACAAATCAGATTGTTTCTGCGTCAGATTATGATAAATCAAACAAGAATAGGTTGAGTAGACATCTTCCAAATTTTGTTGTAGACGATACGGATAATACTGTATTTCTTAATTTTATTGATATGATTGGACATCATTTTGATGATATTTGGTTATATATTAAGTCTATAACTGATGTTCATGATAGAAGAGATAAACTTACAGAAGGTATAGCAAAAGATTTATTACTTCCTGTAGCACAATCTCTCGGTTGGGATGTTCAAGATGGAAAAGATTTAATTTCATTACAAAGATATCTTCTTGGAATGGAACAAACCGGTTCAGAAGCTCCCTGGCAATATTCTGGAACACCTGAAAGAGATATATCACGAGAAATTTGGAGTCGTATTATAAACAATATGCCTTATTTCTTAAAAACAAAAGGAACGGCACGGGCAATTAAAGGTTTAATAAGTTGTTATGGTATTCCATCTACGGTTTTACGAGTTATGGAATATGGTGGACCCAAATTACCAGGACAACCAGATGATTTTGTGGTAACAAGGAGATTTACAAAGGCATTAAATTTCTTTGGAGCAAGTAATAACACTTATGTTCAAAATGATACTTGGGAAGCAGTTACACTGGGAGAGGGAGCAACCAATAGAGTTCCCGATACAGTAGAATTTAGATTTAAAGCAGCAAGTGGTTCGAACCAAGTATTAGTAAGACGAGGTAGTGATTGGGCAATTAGATTAAAAGATAATGGTTCATCAGATAGATTTGGTAATGTATCTTTTATGTTGAGTGGCAGTAAAGGATATCTTGAAGTTTCATCTTCTGCATTACCAGTTTATGATAATGAATTTTGGTCAGTAATGGTGACAAGAACACTTTCAGGTTCTGGAAATTTTGTAACAAGTGATACTGGTAGTTTAGACGTTGTTTATAGTTTATATACAAAACAATATGATGCTGGACGAAGTAAAATAATTTATGAATCTAAAAGTGATTTACTTATAAGTGGTTCAGAAGGAGTAGTATCGGGTTCTTATAATCTTGCATATGTAGGAACTGCTGATACAATTACAATAGGTGGTCCACAAGAGAATACTTATTTTGGAGAATCATTGAGTGGTTCTATGATGGAATATAGAAATTGGACTACAGCGTTGAATGTAACTTCATTTGATAATCATGTAGCGGCACCAATAGCGTTTGATGGTAATACACCATCTGCATCTTATTTAGATTTAGTTACTCGATATTCATTTGATGATAATAAAGATTTAAGTGTTTCTTATAATCAATGGTTTCAAGATGTAAGTGCAGACCAATCATTTACTTCATCAGCAGTTCCATCTGGATATTCAAGTGGACTTGGTGATCATTTCTCATCCGTAGTAGATGAAACAAAGATGAAAGTTCCAAACTTGGGACCAAGTATGAAGTCATCTAATAAAATAAGAATTGAAGCTGATACACTAATAGATAAAGCTCAGTCTGGTAATCCAATATTAAAATTTAAAGAAAGTATAACAATACCAGCTTATGATAACGCCCCAATAGATTCTAATAAACTTGGTATTTATTTTTCACCATCAAAGGCAATAGACGAAGATATTATAAGTTCAATGCCCAATCTTGATTTTGACCAATATATTGGAGATCCACGAGACCAATATAAAGAACAATATACAGGACTTGTAACTGCAAGAAATTTATATTGGCAAAAATATTCAGGACCAAATAATTTTTGGGATTATTTGAGATTATTAAAATATTATGATAATTCATTATATAAACAATTAAAAACGTTAATTCCTGCCCGTGCAAATGCAAATATTGGTATATTAATTGAACCTACCATTCTTGAACGAGATAAAATTATTATTGGTAAGAAACCTACATTAGAACCCCAGCATTGGTTTACAGATATAGACCTTTATTATGTTTCTGAGAGTGCAAGATACACACCATTAGAATCAGGAATAAATTATAGTAATTCGTTTAATTCTCGTCATGCAAGTACCATAACAGATAAAAGTGGTTCATATATGTCAGCATCTTCTGAATATACACAATTAGAATCAAATTTAAATTATAGTCATCCATTTAGGGTGAATTTCCACACACAAGAAAGTGGTTCATATTTATCAGCATCTTCTTATTATACACCATTAGAATCAGAATTAAATTTTAGTCATCCATTTAGGGTGAATTTCCATACAGAAGAAAGTGGTTCATATTTATCAGCATCTTCTTATTATCAACAATTAGAATCAAATTTAAATTTTAGTAATCCATTTAGAGTTAATTCTCATACACAAGAAAGTGGTTCATATTTATCAGCATCTTCTGAATATATTCCACTTGAATCTGATATGTTTTATAGTAATCCATTTAGAGTTAATTCTCATACACAAGAAAGTGGTTCTTTTATATCAGCCTCCGCTTTATATGAAGATATACAATCAAGTGTTAATTTACATGATCCTTGGAGACTTGATAATAATACACAATTGAGTGGTTCTGGAATATCAATGTCTGCAGATTTTAGTTCGTTAAGTGCACCGAGTGATACTATTGCAGCCAACGCTAACGGAACTGGATCATTTGTATTAAAACATATTTTAGAAAGGCCTGCTATATATAATATAGGTGATAGAGATGAGAGTGGTTGGTATGGAGATGATTATTATAATTCAACTATTCAACAAGGAAGTCAAAAATCAATTTTTGAAGAAGTGGTGCAGCCTCGTGTTTTGAACAATGTAGAATCAGAATTTAATCGTGAAGTTGAACATTATTATTCATCTTCATTGAGTGCATCCTTGGGAATTTATTATTCATCAAGTTTTGTAACTACTGATTTGGATAATAGATGGGATGAAGCAATTGGTACTGATAGACTTTTTTATCTTGGGTGTGTCCAAACAGATGCTACAACTATTTCAGATGTTGTAAATAGATGGGGTGATAATACACCGGCGGTAGAAGTAACACTTACTTCCCCAACAGTATTGGTAACTACAGATGATGCAACTACACCATTAGATGTTCAGACATAATAAATGTTAAAAAATAAAAAAATGATATATTTATAAGAGAAGAATAACAAGTTTTATTATATCGAATCTTATAAAAAATTCATGAAAACCGAATTATTATACAGGAGAAAAACAAAATGGGATATTTAAATAATTCAACAAGAGTATTAGACGCCATTTTAACTAAAAGAGGCCGAGAAATTTTGTCTAGCGGAGACGACTTTAATGTAACTAAGTTTGCACTTGGTGATGATGAAATTGATTATGGTTTATGGGATACTACTCATATACAGGGAACAGATTATTATGGTGCAGTAATTGATAATCTTCCAACCCTTGAACCATTTAATGATCCATCCGAGATTATGAAATATAAACTCGTTTCGAGATCAGATGGAGTTCAGGCTATGGCAAAGTTAACAGAAACTGCTGGTTCTCAGACCTCTCTTAGTAATTTAAAATGGTACGCCGATGATTTGTCAGGAGATGGTGGAACAAGAGTTCAATGTGAGGGTAAAAATTATTATTTGGGAACGGGAGTTCAATTTGGAGTAGGTCATGTTAATAATGGTGATCTTACAGTTGATTATGCTGGTGGTTCAGATTCACTTTGGAATAGAGGATACAAAGTTGAATGGTATACTGTAACTTTATTAGATTCAACGGTAGCAGTAATGGCACCATTATTTCAGACATCCGACACCTCGGATTACCCTGTAATCAAAATGACTGGTGGTAGAATGGGCAATGCTGAAAGAAGTTTATGGTTTCCAAACGTAAAATCAGTTCAACACATTTCACAAACAATAAAAAATTGTAGAGTTAATATTGGTGGTGGGATGTTTACTCAACGTAGAGATAATAGATTTACACCAGGATTACACGGAGCATTGGCTGTATATCCAAAGAAAATTACAGCAGCTTCCTCACCAGCAAAAACTTCTATAATTGTTACTGGTCAAAGATCAGGAGCAGTCCACGAGTTTACTGTTACTATAACATTTAGAGAATCGGGTATTACACCTGCTGACGACGTGTAAAAAATTATCATTATAGATAAAATATAAATAATAAGGATTGTAAATGGGATTTATTAATAATACATCATATTTATTAGATGCGGTATTAACTAAAAAGGGTAGAGAATATCTTGCAAAAAGTAGTGGTAATTTTAATATTACAAAATTTGCACTGGCAGATGACGAGATAGACTATACTTTATGGAATACTACTCATCCAATGGGAACAGATTATTATGGTGCAGTATTAGAAAGTACTCCAATGATTGAACCTTGTGTGGATCCAGAAGTGGTGATGAAATATAAGTTGATTAATCTACCGATTGGATCAAAAGCACTACCTTATATAGAAAATATTACACAAATTATAGGTGATAATAAGTTAAAGTCTATAATAAATGATGATGGTTGGATAATGACTGACGCGGCTTTAAATCCATCAACAGTTGGAGCGGATAGCGTTTTTACAGCAGAAAATTATAGTTTTTTGTTATTAAATAATAATGTGATTGATATTAGAGTTGGAGCAATAAATCCAACAACAGCCCCTACTTTTGATGATTTAACAGAATCAGGAGTAGTTTATGGTGAAGAGACTGGTAGAACAAGTAAAAAAGTAGTAGGAAAAATTGTAACCATTAGAGCAAGACAGATGACATTTGATAGGGAAACTTCTATTATTGTAACAGGTCAATTGTCAGGAGCTATTTATGTTATTAGGGTTCAGGTTGGATATGATGATCAGAGGACATAATAAGATATGGGATTTATAAATAAGAGTACTTTAACTGTAGATGCAATACTTACTAATAAAGGCAGAGATTATTTAAGAACTGCGGTATTTGGTCAAAATCAAAATGGTGAACACGTAATTACTAAGTTTGCATTAAGTGATGATGAAATAGATTATGGATTATGGGATGAAACACCAAGTGGTTCAAATTTTGTAAAACCACTTGGTCAGATAATAGATAATCAACCACTAACAGAACCGATGGTTACAGATAATGAAACTATGAATTATTTTTTGTTTAGAGATGGTATAGTTTTTAGTACTACACCTGAGGATCCAGATGTAAATCCACCAATTACAAATTTTAATATGATCGATGTTATTGTTAGTTCAAATAGTTAAGAAAAGATATGGGATATTTAAATAAAACAACTCAAACTGTAACAGCACATTTTACCAAAAGAGGTAGAGAACTTTTAGCAAATGCTCTTTCGGGAGTAACCGATGATTCATATGTAATTACAAAATTTGCACTTGCTGATGATGAAATAGATTATGGTTTGTGGGAACAATCCCAGCCCGCGGCTATGAGGGGGAGAGTTATTGAGAATATGCCAGTACTTGAATCATTTGTAAATCAGAAGGAGATTATGAATTCGTTTATAATTGATCCTCCAGAAATTCCATTGGGATCTATGATTTCAAGTGTTCAAGGTGCAATTGTATTTGGAGGATCAGGTGAGATTATTGATGTAATTCCAACAACTGAAAATCATGGTGAAGTAGAAGAATATGAATTTTTTATTGAACAAGATAATTTATTTGAGATGTATAATCCATTTACGATCCCAGTTACAAATTTTAATATGAATATTTATATTGGAAATGCACCAATAACAAATTTTAATATGAGTGTTGCACTACCAACAAGTTTTCCACCCATAGCTAATTTTACTATGACAGCATAAGGAGAAGAAAAATGCCAATAGGACTTTCAGGATTTATCCCATTAACCGTACAATTTACTGATACTTCTACGGGAGATAATTTAACATATTTATGGAATTTTGGAGATGGGAATACATCTCCGGAACAAAATCCAATTCATGAGTACGCAGTCTCTGGTGAGTATACGATTACTTTAACAACTACTAACAATTATGGTTCTAATACTATAACTTCTATAGTTACTGCTACTGTAGAGCCAGCGTCAAATGGTGAAGAAGAAGAATCTGATGGATGTTTTATTGCAGGAACACTTATTCAATTACCAAGTAGTACAATAGCTATTGAATATATTAAAGTGGGAGATGTTGTTAAATCATTTGATGTAGGAACAAGCTCAATTGTTGATTCTAAAGTAACAGAAACATTTGTTCATAGTGATAGATATTATATGATTCTAAATGGAACTATTAAAACTACTTCAGTTCATCCATTCTATTCTGATGGTAATTGGATAGAGGCCGGTGATTTGTCGATTGGGGATAAAATACTTCATGTGGATGGATTAGAACATACAGTTGAGACGATTGAATTAAGTGACGAACCAGTAACAGTATATAATTTTGAAGTTGACGGAACTCATAATTATTTCGCCGAGGGTTATCTGGTTCACAATAAAGTTCCGGATCCAGACTTTTAATGTCTATAAATCAAACACCAACTGATGGATACGGAGTAGAAAAAACTTTATATGGGCAAGGAGTTCGTTTAAAGGCAAAAAATTTAACTACAGCAAGATCCACTACCTTAAAGATAACAGGAATGTCGAGTGGGGCAGTATGGTATGTTGATGTTCTTGTTCAAAGTGGAGAGGGGGCAAATTTTAGTCCACCAGCCTCATTACCACCTATTGATCATACAGAAGAAGTGGCGTCAAATGGGGAGGAAGCTCCAGTAGAAATATAGATGAGACAAGTTAAAAAAGAAAAGAATTTAAACAATAACATATTTATATGTAACAAGGAGATAAACAATGGCAAGTAATTTTTTCACAGGTATATCTGCAGATGATAAAAGGACTAATGTACTGAGTACTATTTCTTCACCAGTGTGGTCCGGAGCGACAGCGACATTAACCGCTTTTTATACAGGATCTACACAAAGTGCTTCAAGTGGTGATTATTATTATGACCTCTATGATAAAGTCGGTACTGATACTACAAGAATTGTTCAATTTGCAGTAGCATATGGACATATTGAAGGTAGTGGTTCATTATCTACTACAGATGGAAATAATCCAACAAAGGCAATTTATCGTCAATTCAGAAATATCTGTATAAAAAACGCATCGACTGAAACTCGATTTAATTTCAACGCCAATGGTGATGGAACAACTTACAATGCAAAGGATGTCTTTATAGTAAATGTAAACAGAGCACGATACAGAGAAAAATTAGATCCAGGTAACTGGGAACTTCATTTAAGTGGAAGTAGTGCAGCCGGAACACTCGGTGCTACGGGAGCTGGTGATTCTGTTTTGAAACTTATTGATGATAGTGGAGCAACAGCAGATTCATCTATAAAGGCTTCACAGAGAGTTTTCAATATAGTGAGTGGGTCAATTTCGGATGGTAGTACTACAATAAAAACTACAGCTATAGCACAATCAGCAACAAATGGTTCGTTTGGATATTTTTATCCAGAACTTGGTGTTATTGTGTTGAATGCAACAGCTATTTCAGCATCAGTTGTTGGTGGTTCACCAACAGGGGCAGTTACTTTGACTCGTTCATCTGGAACTAATGATAATACTGCATATGAATTAGTAAATGCTGTTTCATTAGGGAAATATTTTCAAGCACGAAGAGAAGAACAGATTAAATCTTCTCATTATTTCTGTAGAGTTAAATCGGATAATTACAACTATAGTCAAAATCCGACTTATTATACTGGTTCCAATGCTGAACTACAAAATCCAACATTTATTCAAGATCCAAAAGCGTATATAACTACGGTTGGACTTTATAATAACGCGAATGAATTGTTAGCGGTAGCTAAGTTGAGTCAACCATTATTGAAGTCGAAAGATAGAGAAGCTGTAATCAAAGTTCGATTAGACTTTTAAGGAAGGAGAACCTTAAATGTCTTTTAAAGTTTTTAACAGCGAGGACAAAGTAGAAAATGTAATTAGTACCAGGGCTGAACCTATGTGGACAGACGGATCAATTTTAACTACATTTTTTACTGGGTCTGTGCAAAATACTAATACTGGTAAATATTACTATGATGTTCATACTACTACTGATCAAACTACTGATGTACAGTTTGCAGTAACATATGGTCATAGACTTGGTTCTGGTTCAGAAGGTTCAGCAACTGTGGGAACAACAAACCCAACTAAGGCTATGTATTCTCAATTAAGACAAGTTATACTTCCAGCACAAACTACACAATTTAATTTTCATGGAGATTCAGGAGTAAATTATTATAGTGATGACATTTTTGCCGTTGTTGTCAGTCGTGCACGATATAGAGAAAAAATGGATCCTGGTAATTGGGAATTACATTTACAAAGTGGTAGTGGAACTGATGCTAATACTATTAGTTTAATTGACGATAGTGGAGCAGGAGCAGACCCAACTATTGGAGATTCAAAAAGAGAATTTAATGTAGTTTCTGGTTCAATTACAGATGGAGTATATACTACTGCGTCAGCATCAGCAGCCGCAACCAATTCAGGGTCATATGGATTATTTTATACAGAAATGGGTATGATTGTTTTAAATCCAAATGCTTTATGTAGTGGAAATGGTAATGTTGCAGCAGCTAAATATGTTGAAGAAGTTGGAACAAGTACTTCTACTAATGATTATAATCATAGAAAGATATTTAATTCTATAAAAAGTGGTTCTTATTTTTCGGCTAGAAGAGAAGAAAAGAAAAGAAGTTCATTTTATTTTTGTAGGGCATTAAATAATGAATATAATCATAGTCAAAATCCATCATATTTCACAGGTCCTAATGCAGAGTTAGTTCAAAATGATTTTATTACTGAACCTATTACTTATATAACTACGGTTGGTCTTTATAATGATAATAATGAATTATTGGCAGTTGCAAAATTATCTCAACCATTCAAAAAAGACCCAAATACTGAAGCACTTATCAAAGTAAGACTTGATTATTAAAGGAGATTCCCATGTATAAGGATATATCTCCTGATGATAGGTCAATAAAATCTTTTAAAAGTTATAAACAATTTACTTTTACTCAAACAGATAGTGGAAGTGGGGTTTATGGACTTGAGGGTATAAGTGGAAGTGTATATTATTTCATGACAGGTTCCGCGGCCTCTCAAAGTTATGGTGCATTTAATGAACTTTCACAAAGTCAAGGGAAGGCATGGAATACTTGGTATAGTGATGGAACATTTTTTAAACTTCCATTGTATTATGAAATTAGAAATCTGTATTATCAATATGATCAACCTAATAATCCAAAAGCAAACAATACAAGATACCCTTTATATGCTGGTGGAAACTGGAGTAGAAAATGGCCTCACGGTAGGGAAGATTCTGATTGGGGGACAATAAATCCTCGTAAACTTGAAGGTAAAGTAAATGTTATAACAATTCCACAAGAGTATTTCGGTGAAGAAATAAAACCATATTCAGTAAAAATCCTTGATGATAGTGGTGCAATTACATTAGATTTACGAGATGATGGACACGGACAACTTTATGATTGGAATTATTCAGCAAGTTTTGCAGCAGGAACTCCTTCAGGAACACCATTGTCTGGAAGTGTTATTGGTAATGTATTTTATGAACATGGAATTATAACAATTACTGATACTGGTTCTGCATATAATTCATGTAGTTTAGGAATAGGTGGTTCACAGGCTGGACAATATGCGGGAAGTGATGGATTTGAAGTAGAGTTTCAGGCAACAAAAACCGCATATGAATATGAATATTTGTGTCATATAGGTGAATATCAATTTACTGGCACTACAAATCCAAGTGTAGTTGTTGGTAGGAGTGGTAGTATTTTTATTCCAGAAGGTGCTAAATATATTTATGATGGACAGTTAGCTCCTGGTTACGGTAAAGAACCTAAATATGAAAATACTATAGATTTAGTATTACCACCAGCAAGTAGTTCTTATAAAATGTCATATAATTCAGGAAATCATTATCAAAATTTCACAACTCATTCAGCATTTGGAACGTATGTTACTAATATAGGTCTTTATAATGATGAAAAGGAGTTATTGGCCATTGGAAAATTATCTAACCCAATTAAAAACGATAAAGATTTAGCACTTTCTTTTTTGATTAGATTTGATTCGTAATTCATAATATATATTATATTTATAATAGAATGAAAGTCTAATTAATTAACGGGAGAGACAATAATGGATGGCCAAGCGCAAAGTCTTATTGAACAAATGATAGGACATTATGGTTGGATGGCTGTTACACTTGCATTGGGTTTCTTTTTTAAGGAATCCATAATTAATATGATGCAGGGGATGCAAATTTTTATGGGTAGTGATTTTAACAACGATGACATTATCTATATTAGTGGACGAGAAGCCAGAATAGTAAGAGTTGGAATGACTAAAACTGTATTTTATATGAAAGATAGAGGTACTAAAATGGTAGTACCTAATGAAAAGCTAAAAAACTTAACATTAGAAAAAAGGTTACAACTGGGAGTTAAACCGAGCGTAAATAAATTACGTAGAAAGTCGGATGGTTATTTGTCTAAATCTACTGATGATGCAAAAAATCAAAACGGATTACATGCGGTTGAAAAAGAGATTTCTGTGAGAGATTAATATTTATAATTGTAGGTTAACGCTAACACGGAGAAAATAGAATGAAGAAGTTATTGATTGGGTTGTTGTTATCAACAACATTATATAGTCAAGATTTTATAGTAAACTTTTTTAAGTATTCAACTGCTTATGCAGGATTCAATTTAACATCACCAGTATACCAAGGTGATAGATATAAACTTTCAATGATAGATCCTGAAACAGGATTGGAAAATTGGTATAGTGGTGAATTATCTGTACATAAAGAAAAGAGAGAATTAAAACCAGATTTTGATTTTTCATTTGGTTTAAGAAAAGTTGCAAGATTTCATTATGAACCAAAACGTGGTGTAAAAAACGCAGGTGTTGGAGGAGATTGGTATAAAGGTGATGAAGCAAGTCCAAATGAATCTGCCACAATAGGTAATGTAAAAGGATTTGAATATCTTATAAAGTATTCTGAAGCACGGAGATGGGGAGATAAATTTAAAAGTCAAGAATATTTTTTGAGATATCTTGGTGATTGGCTTATATTTAAAGTGAAGTTTCAAGATTTAGAATTAGAATCTATACAATATGCACAAGGTGATTTAAGATTACGAAAAGAATTTACAAATGGTTTAGGAAGTCTTAATTTTTCAGTTGGTATGGTTACGAAAAGAATTTACAAATGGTTTAGGAAGTCTTAATTTTTCAGTTGGTATAGGAGCAAGAACACATCCAGCATATGGATTTGCACCTACAGTTCTTGATAGTTCATGGTATACTTCATCTTGGTGGGATTTCGCAGAAGATGAGTTTGGTGTAGATGACAGAGGATATTTAGGTGATATTGATGGTGATGGTTATGGAGATGGTGGAATCTCAATTTATGATTACGGAACTGGTGAATATGTAGGATATGTAGGTTATGATTGGAGATGGTTTGATGCAGATGGTAATTTAATGGCAATGTCTGATAGAGAATTTTATCAATATCATTTTCCAAGATTATTAGAAGAATGGTTTGATGAACAAGTTAGAGCGTTAGGAAATCAAAGAGAAATATCAGTATCATTTGGATTAGATTGGTATAAGTATACAGATAATTGGTGGATACACGCTTGGGGTAGTTTATATCCTTATCACTATGGAGTAGATAAATATTCTTATCATAATGCATCTGCATGGCAAGAACACGAAGAAGAAGGAAAACCACCAGAAGAATTTATGTTTATGGATCCGATGTGGATGGATTGGTATGATTATGATATAG